TCTCAAAAGCCACGGCTCACGATATCGTAAGAGCGTGGAATCTACCGAACATGACTTGTCAAAAGGATGTTTTTGAATATCTAGGTCTATCAACAGACAGTGGATCTATGACATTCTACAGACAACAAGCAGAAGAGATGACTGGGATTAGATTATTACCGCACAACAATAAATACAACAAAGTCACCAGAACAGAGAGAGAAAACTTACCCCCACTTACTAACCATGTAGACATAACAGATCATCCATACTGTATGCTAGTATTCTCTGACGCACACTTTGAAGGACACGAAACCCCATCATATAAAATTATGCTTAAGGTACTCAAAGATCTTATGAAGGACAGACAACTCAAATGCGTTGTAGCAAATGGTGACATATTAGATTTATCAATACTTTCACACTTTGCAAAGTTCCATACAGAGATAAGACCAAAAGAGAGAACAGTACAACAAGAAATATTAGACACACAGGCGCAGTTGAGCAAGATACAAAAACTGATCAACAGTGCAAAGTACCCTATCAAGCAACTAGCCACTTTTGGAAACCACGAAACTAGACTATCCAAAGCATGCATGAGCTGGGGTAGAGCCTTCGAGGACTTTGAAGGATTCAAGATACAAAATTTATTCCCAGACTGGGAGTGGGCTATGAGTCATTTAGTAGATGATACAGTTCTCATCAAACATAGAATGAGAGGTGGTATACATACTGCTTACCAAAATTCAATGAGGGCTGGTATTCACATCATCACAGGTCATACCCATCAATTAAACGCAAGAACATTCAATACCTATACTACTTCCTCAATGTCAATACAAACTGGACACTTGTCACAGTCATACCATCCTTACTTAGAGGACACTATTGCTAACGATTGGAATAACGGCTTTGCAGTAATCACTGTAGATCCTACAGAAAAAACAGTAGCACCAGAACTCATACAGGTAAGCAACAGGTACAGAACGGCATTTTTTAGAGGTAAGAAGTATACGGCATGAATAAAGTAAATGATCTTGATTCAGTAGAAGAAAAATATCCAATGATAGTTGTAGACTGGAAGGATCACACTGGTGATGGTGGCTGGGTAGATAACGTCAAAGACTGCGACTTTGAAATAGCAAGATCAGTAGGATGGCTCATAGAAGACAATGATGAGGTAATCAAAGTAGCTAATTCATTGACCAAAGATTCAGGTGTAGGTGGTATATCAGTCATACTAAAATCATGTATAATCTCAATGTGGGAAGTAGATTTTAGTTATTTTAATGACGAAAGCTGAAAAAGAACATCTAAGAAAAGTAGCAGAACTAGGATGTATAGCCTGTAGAAAAAACGGATTCTACGACACACCAGCAGAAATACACCACATAAGTAACGGAATCATTGGCAAAAGAGCCAGTCATTTTGAGACTATACCCTTATGTCATTATCATCACAGGACATCAAATGAGGCATACCATAATGATCCAAAGGGCTTTACAATGAAATACGGAACACAAAAAGAACTACTGCAAGAAACTATGGACTTAATATATGGCAAAGATCAGAATAAGTAAAAGAAAATCATATAGAGAATATATTAGAAGTCTTATTACACTTAGCAACAAGTTTAGAGTAGACATAAGAAAAGTATTTGATAAATTCAAAAAAAGGTTTGCGAGAGACTTTGAGAATATACAAGATGTAGACAACGACACTGTACAATCTTTTTATGATGAGTTGTACAATACAACTGAGAAGAATATGTTGAGTATATTCGATCACATGGACAAGTCTATCAAAAGAACAAGAGGTATAAAGCAAACTGATCTTACTGATTTGATACCAGCGTTACAGTTGTATATCACAGAGATAGTTGGTCAGCATATCACACAGGTTACACAAACAACAAAAGATAAGGTCAAAAAAGAAATAGAACTAGGTATCAATGCTGGTCTGGAGATTAAAACAATAGCTGAGAATATAGCAAAAAATAATGCCTTCTCTCTATGGCGCTCTACTATGATAGCAAGGACAGAAACACATGGCGCTATGATGTATGCAAAAAGCGAGTTTACGAAAAACTTAGGATTCCAAAGACCGATCAAAGTATGGGTGACTTCACAAGATGACAGAGTAAGATCATGGCATAGCGCTATGAATGGAACTGTTGTGAAAGGTAATGAAGACTTCAAAGTTCTTACACCGATTAAAGGTGGTGGCTTTGCAGAACTTCCAATGGCTTATCCTTCTGATGATAGAGGTGGTGCAAGTAATGTAGTGAATTGTCGTTGCCATTACGAATTTATTGACGAGGATGATATCTTAGTTGATTAACATAAGTATTTACTGATAGAATACTCTTAAATAATTTAGGAGTGTTTGATGCCAATACCTAAACCTACAGACAGTGAAGACAGAAGTTCTTTTATGAGTAGATGTATGTCAGATAGAACAATGTTAAATGAGTACGCAGAAGATCAAAGGACTGCTGTATGTTCTGCAAGTTTCAACGCAGAAAAAGAAGATAAATCAAGTAACGAATTTTTGGACTGTGAGTTCAAACAAATAGACGCAGATGATGAAGGTGTATTCGAGGGTTATGCAAGTGTATTTGGCAATAAAGACTTAGGTAATGATGTAATAGAAAAAGGCGCTTTCGCAAAATCAATACACAACAAGAAACCAAAACAAATCAAATTACTTTACCAACACAAGACAGATGAGCCAATAGGCGTAATTGAGTCAATAGAAGAAGATAATAAAGGTTTAAAAGTCAAAGGTCGTCTAGCATTAGGCACACAAAAAGGTAGAGAAGTATTCGAGCTTATGAAAATGGGCGCTATAGATTCTATGTCAATAGGATATAGACTCAATGCCAAAGGATATCACTATGATGATAAAGGCAAAAAAAGAGTTATAAAGGAAGTGGATTTAATGGAGATATCAATGGTTACATTCCCTATGAATACTAGGGCTAAAGTAACTAAAGTGAAGTTTGACAAGGAACTGTTAGAAACTATCACAGAGCGTGAATTGGAGAGTCACTTACGAGATGTAGGCTGGTCTTTTTCAACAGCGAAACAAAGTGCGAGTATACTACATAAATCTTTTAATAAAGAACAACGAGATGTTGTTGATAGTATTAATCGTGTAATTAACTTAATAAAAACTTAGGAGTCAAAAATGACAGAAGAGATTAGACAAGCTGTTGATGAACTCGGTAATGCAGTTGAAGAACTCAAAACTGAGAACAGAAAGCGTCTTGACGAAATTGAAAAAAAAGGTCATGCCGATCCTATTCTGCAAGATAAAGTAGATAAAATCTCTGACAAGATCGCTGAGATTGAAGAAAAGAGACAAGACAACGAAATCTTAAAGAAAAACTTAGAGAGAGCAGAAGAAAAACTTGCGTCCATAGAAACTAGACTTGCGAGACCAGAACATGGTGGAACAAAAGAAGTTGATATGAAGATGAAGGCTTTTGGAAGTTATCTAAGAAAAGGTGAAGTAGATCCAGAAGAAACAAAAGCACTTTATGAAAGTGACGACACACTCGGTGGTTTTTATGCACCAGCAGAGTTTGTTGCTGAACTCATCAAAGGTGTGACAGAAATCTCACCAATTAGAGAAATAGCAAGAGTTATCCAAACAGACAAAAGAGGCGTTGAATTACCTAAACGTACAGGGCAATTTTCTGCAAGTTTTGTCAGTGAGACTGGAAGTCGTAGTGAGACGACTGGGTATCAATCAGGACAAGTATCTATTGACGCACACGAATTGTATGCTTTAGTAGATATCTCACAATCTTTACTAGAAGATTCAGCTTTCGATTTAGAATCTGAAATGGCTAGTGAATTTGCTGAGAGATTTGCACTTGCAGAAGGTACATCTTTTGTATCTGGTAATGGTGTAGGTCGTCCACAAGGCTTTACAGATTCAAGCGCTGGCGTTAGTTCAACTAACTCTGGAAGTGGATCTGCATTGACAACAAATGGTCTAATAGATCTTGCATACGCAGTTAAGTCTGAGTATCAAAGAAATGCTAGATTCGTTATGTCAAGAGCGACATTCAGTAAAGTTCTACAATTAGAAGATACAGAAGGTCAAAAAATATTCCATGTAGGGCTAAACCTTGTCAGTGGTGCGCCAAGCACATTGATGGGCTTTCCTTACACATTAGCAACAGATATGCCAGCAATAGGTGGAAGTGCTAAACCAATAGCTTTCGGTGATTTCGCAAGAGCATACACAATCGTAGATCGTGTCAATGTCTCAATTATGAGAGATCCGTTTAGCCAAGCTACAAGTGGTAACATCCGTTATGTAGCTCGTAAAAGAGTTGGTGGTGCAGTTGTACTAGCAGAGGCTATTCAATTACAAAACATTAGTGCATAGGAGATAAGTAATGAGAGATATTTCAAATAGAACGAAAGCCGTTACCTGTCAAGACGCTAAAGTTTTTACGTCTGATACTGATGGCACAACAGTTGATCGTCAAGGTTTTGAATCCTTGATGTTCGTAGTGAATAGTGGTATCGAAGGAGATACATTATCAGGAAGTGTAAAGTTTGATTTCATTCTTGAACACTCTGATGATGACTCAACATTTACCGCAGTGACATCTTCAACAGATGTGACTGAAGGATCTGTTGATTCAAGTGGTATCTTCTTGACACTAGACGCAAACGGAGAAACACCACAGACTAGCCAAATCGGTTACATTGGTGGTAAAAGATATGCAAGAGTCAAAATTGACGCTACAGGAAGTCATAGTAATGGCACACCTATTAGTGTTCAAGGAATCTTAGGGAATCCTATTGATTCAACTGACGCTTAATTAGAGTATATACTCGCTGGGCTGGTTGATATTGCTTGTGTGCCAGCCCAGTTCTGAAAAGAATTATGAGCAACAACATACCATTCTCTCAAAGAGAACTGGACATAATTAGGGCTGTAAAAAAAGCAGATCCTAACGCAAAATTCTCTTTTAATGGGAGAGTTGTAAATCGTTTTGACTTTCTGTATGGTGGTGTTAAGTGGGAAACTAACCCTGTAAGCTGGGAACAAGTTTTAGAAAACATTTTGGAGAGTAAAAGTAATGAAAGTTAAAATGATAGTAGACGCTAGAGGATCAGCAAACGCTAGTGGTAACGCAACTAAGATATACCAAAAAGAAGAAATATTAGACTGCAAAGAATCATGGCAAGAAGATCTCGCTAAAATATTTGTATCAGAAGGTCAAGCACAAGAGTTGAAAGCCGTAGAGCCAAAAGAGACCAAAGCAAAACCAAAAGCAAAAAAGAAAAAAACAACCGCTAAATCTAGTAAATAATGACAAGATCAATAAGTACAGATTTTAGTAATCAACTTACTAGCTCAACAGTAAGACCATTCTATGCGGTATCTATTGGATTTAGCCCTAACAAGCTCAACATCTGGACTGGCTATAATGATGTCTTCATAGATTCAGAAACTTATGTAGGCACTGGTAATCTACTTGAAATATCAGAAATAGAAGAAACATCTGAGGTAAAAGCTAATGGTATTCGTCTGACACTATCAGGTATAGACTCTTCTATTTTATCAGAGGTATTGACAGAGGATTCTCATGGCACTGTTTC